TGTTCCCCTTGCTCGAATTGAGCGTGTGAACCCGAAAAACGCCCGCCGTCGTGTCGTAAAAGTCATTGCAGCGGAACGAAGCCGCAGCGCCCAAAATCGTGTTGTTGTGAATGACCATGTGAACAACATTGCCCGCCTGAGGTTCGTCAGCCGATGCGCCAAAGCCCGTATAGCTTGCCGTCGCGGGGATTGGCTCATAACAGTTGCCCGCGATATATGCGCCGGTCAGGCTTTCCGATGACGTTTCGCCAAAAGGCTCATACCCACCGCTGGTATAATTGATATTCATGTATTTGTTATTGACGCGCATGGTGCCGGACTGACTGCCCGCAACCGTCGAGCCTAGCTTGCCGGTATTGTACCAAAGCGACGAGAAATTGTAGAACATATTAACGTTCGATAGCCGCGCGTTAAGGCACGTAATCCCGCGCCACATGCGGTGCATGTTTGTCGCGCCGTTCTGAGATAGCCACGTCGAAGCGGCGACCGCCGAACAGGATGACTACATCGAAGCATTGACCGAATGGAAAGCCGAGCAAGCTGTCACGCGAGTGCAGCGGGAGCAGGCGGCACAATCGGCAAACCATGCCCGACAGTCGGCTTGGGAAGCGCGTGAAGCCCAGACGAAGGCGTCAATCCCTGATTATGACGCCGTGGTGCCTGTATCGACCGTACCTATCAAGCCGCACGTTGTTGAGGCATTGATGGACGCCGACGCGGGGCCTTCGCTGGCCTATCATCTTGCCAAGAATCCCGACGTGGCGGCGCGGCTGAATGAAATGAAACCGACACGCGCGGCGATTGAACTAGGCCGCATCGAAACCACCCTGACGGCACCCGCTGTCAAGGTTCCCAGCAATGCCCCGACGCCCATAACCCCTATCACGCCGCAAGCATCCGGTCGCACGGTCGATCTGTCGAAAGCTTCGATGGAAGACTACATTGCCGAACGCAAGCGCCAAGGGGCTGTGTTTCGTTAGGGCTTCCAACATAAGGAAGCACAATGTCTAACTCACTTTCGTTTAGCTCGCTGGTCGCAAAGGAAGCGCTGGCAATTCTCGAAAACAACCTCGCTTTCACCGCCATGGTCAACCGTGACTGGGAAGACGAGTTCACCTCGAACCAGGCGCGCGGCTATTCCCCGGGTGCCACCATCAACATCAAGAAGCCGCCGCGTTACCAGTACCGCGCCGGTCGTGTGGCCGTTCCGCAGGCAACTGTCGAAACGACCATTCCGCTGACGCTATCGCAGGGCGGCTGCGACATCAGCTTCACCAGCTTCGAGCGTACGTTGCAGGTGCAGCAGCTTTCGCAGAAGATTGCGGCGGCGATGGCGACCGTCACCAACGAAATCGACCGTCAGGGCTTGCAGCTTGCACGTTACGCCACGGCTAACGTCATCGGCACGCCCGGTACGCTGCCAACCACGGCTGCGCTTGCAACTGCCGCCTTTACCGGCGTCAACCAGCGCATGGATGAAAACGCTGCACCGCGTGACCGTCGCCGTGGCTTCATCATGAACCCCGCGCTTAACGGGGCCATGATTCAGGGGCTTTCGGGTCTGTTCAACAGCCAGCCAAAAATCTCGGAGCAGTACGGCAACGGTCTTGTCGTCGATAGCATGGGCCTTTCGGTTGACATGGGCCAGAACGTCGACGTGCACATCAACGGCACGCAGGTTATCACCGGCACGGCTGTCGCGGCTGGCCTGAGCGGGGCTAGCATTGCTTGCGCTGCTTTGGGTGGCACCATCACGCGCGGCACGCGTATCAGTTTCCCCGGCGTGTTTGCGGTTAACCCGCAGTCGCGCACTTCGACGGGTACGCTGGCACAGTTCGTCGTGACGGCTGACCTGCTTGCGGGTGCTGTTGCGCTGCCAATCTCGCCTGCGATTGTGCCGACCGGCGCTTTCCAGAACGTCAGCAACGCCACCACTGCCGCCAACTTTACCATCTTCGGTACGGCAAGCGGCAGCTACAGCGCAAACGTTGCGTTCCACAAGGACGCGTTCACGATGGCAATGGTCCCGATGGCAACCCCGCCTTCGTCGACCGGCGTTTCGTCGGCAACGGCAAGCTGGAAGGGCATGAACCTTCGCGTTACCGACTACTACGATGGCGTCAACGACAACACCAACACTCGTATCGACGTGCTGTTCGGCTGGGCTGCGACCTATCCGGAATTGGCGTGTTTGTATGCGACCTGATGACGCTTCCGGCGGGTGGCAATCGTGCTGCCCGTCCACTCTTTTAGAAAGGCTTTAGAAATGGCTGTTCTTCTCGGACGTTCCTACCTTGGGCAGGCCGCTGGCACCGTTGCCGTGTTTCCTGCTTCGACTGAAAGCGCGCTGGTCGCTCAGGGCCTCGCTTCGGTGAGTGCTGCGGTTCCGACCTCCGGCGCTTTCACCTCGCAGGCCATGAGCGGCTTCGCAACGATTGCTACCGGCGCGTCGTCGGTGGTCATCACCAACGCCAACGTCGATGTGACCTCGCGTGTTCAGGCGCAGGTCGCACAGACCACGGCAGACGCAACGCTGTTGCGCGTTGAGCGGGTTGTTCCCGCCGCTGGCTCGTTCACCATCTTCGGCACGGCCAACGCCACCGCGCCGACTGTGGTTAACTGGACGGTGACGAACAACAACGTCGCACCGCTCAACTAAGGGGCAAGGCCATGCCGTCGCCTTCGACCGCGCTAGAACTTATCAAGGCCGCGATGCGCCAGCTTGGCGTTATTGCGACCGGCGAAACGCCTAGCGCGGCGGAGGCGGCGGATGGTTTGTCTGCGCTTAACGACGTACTGGAGACTTGGGAAACCGAACAAATGTCCGTATGGACGGACGTGGTGTTGCCGTTCACCGCGACGGCGGGCATTGGCACCTATACCATCGGGCCTACGGGCGTTTTCGTGACACCGAGGCCGGTTCGCATCCTGTCGCTGTATTCGAGCATCAACGGCGTTGATTATCCGGCGCAAGAATGGCCGTATGAGCAATGGCAGGCGGTAGCGGTCAAAGAGACTAGCTCAACCTGGCCGGAACGCTTTGCCTATGTGAACGACTTTCCTGACGGCTTGCTGACGCTGTGGCCTGTCCCGGCAACCGCGCTGCAACTGCAAATTGGGGTGCAGACCCCGCTCACGGCTGTTTCGAGCCTTGCCACGGTGTTGAGTTATCCGCCGGGATATTACCGCGCCTTGCAATGGTCGTTGGCGGCTGAATTGTCATCGCAATACGGCGTGCAACTGAACGCGCAGCAAATGGCTACGGTTACAGGCACCAAGGCGGCAATCAAGAAGGCGAACCGCGTTGCGTCCGTGTCGGGCTTCGATAGGTCGCTGTTGCGCGGGCCTAACTGGTCATTGCGTGGCGGCTGGTAGTGGGGTCAAAATAGCATGGCTAACTTCGATTTTGTAGGGCCAAGTTACCGCACTCGGGCAAAGGCGTTTGACAATCAGAGAACGCTAAACCTTTACCCCGAGGTTAGCGACAGCGGCACAAGCCTTAGCGTTGCGGCGCTTTATGGTACGCCTGGGCTTGGGCTATGGGCTGACTTGGGTGCGGGGCCTATCCGTGGCGAGATACGGTTTAACGCGCAAATTCTAATCATCGTATCGGGCGGCGCGGTTTACAGCGTGACGGCGGCGGGGGTTGCGACGCTTCTTGCGGGCGCTGTAGACTATGCCACGACGCCGGTTAGTATGGCTACGAACGGCGCGCTCATCATGGTGACAACGGGCGGCAGCGATGGCTATTTCATCGACCCCATTGCTGAGACTGTGACGGCAATCATTGACCCCGACTTCTTGGGCGGCGGCAACGTCGGGTTTTTGGACGGCTATTTCGTTTGGAACGTGCCGAATACAGGGCAATTCCAGTATAGCCAGCTTTACGGGCAGCTCATCGACCCGCTTGATTTTGCGACAGCGGAAGGCTCGCCGGACAAGATTGTTGCGAGCATCGTCAACTATCGCGAACTGTGGCTATTTGGCGAAAACAGTACTGAGGTTTGGTACGATCAAGGCGACATTGACAACGTATTCGCGCGCATCCAAGGCGCGTTTATGGAGGTCGGTTGCGCGGCGGGAAACAGCGTCGCCAAGATGGACAACACGGTTTTTTGGCTAGGGGCCGATGACCGTGGCCAGGGCGTTGTTTACAAGGCAACGGGCTACACGCCGCAGCGCGCGTCAACCCATGCGATTGAATGGGCCATCGCGCAATATAGCCGCATTGATGACGCTATCGCATATACATATCAGCAAGAGGGCCATGCGTTTTACGTGCTGACGTTCCCGACCGGCAACGCTACTTGGGTTTACGATGCGGCAACGGATTTGTGGCACGAACGGGCATGGCGTGACGTTGACGGCAGCTTGAACCGTCACCGCAGCAACTGCCAAGCGACCTTTGCGGGCCTGACGCTGGTGGGCGATTGGGAAAACGGCAACATCTATTCGATGGCGCTCGACACCTATAGCGACAACGGGGTGGTCATCCCGCGCATCCGCGCCGCGCCGTATGTCACCAATGACGACAACAACTGGATGACGTTTGACGTGCTGCAAGTCGATATGGAAACCGGCGTTACGGGCATTGCCGTGCTGCAATGGTCGGACGATGACGGCAAAACATGGTCGAACGAATTGCAGGCCGAATTAGGCGCGATTGGCGAGACGGTGCGCGTGCGCTGGCGTCGGCTGGGCAAGGGGCGTGCGCGGGTGTTCCGCGTCACCATCACCGATAGCGTGCGCGTGGCGATTGTCGGGGCCTCGCTTACCGCACGGAAGCTAGCGGCGTGACGGACAGGCTAACTCAAGGGCCACCGCCAACATGGCGCGAGTCGGCAACCTATCGGCTGCGCGACCTTGTAGGCTACGGCATGGCAAAAACGCTGATGGACGCGGCGGATTACACGCCGCTGGGGGCTGTGTTTGCGAGCAATGAAGCGGGCGCAAAGCTGCGGGACGGGCGCAAGGGCGCGGCGGCTTTAGGGCTTGGCGGGGCGTTGCTGGCTGGCTTGCCGTTGCCTGCGGCTAAAGTTTCGGGCAAAGTTGCCAGAGCTGCTAAAAAGGCGCTCGCAATGGACGAGGCTTCGCGTATGGCGCGGGCTGCGGAACAGGGGTTCGATACGTCGCGCCCGATGTATCGCGGCATGTCGCGTGCCTATGACAGCGGCAAAACTGGCAACTATCAAATGTTCACCTCGTCACCGCTAGATGCGAGCGAGTACGCGGGCGGGTTTGAGGGGGCTAACGTGCTGCCAGCCTTCACGCGAGGCGGCAAGGGCGCGACTATCGACGCAGGCGGCGCGAACTGGAACGCCATTCCGCGCTACGCAATCCCCGATGACATTAAGGCGCAACTACACCCTAGCGTGGGCGCGCAAGTGCGAACCGATGAGTTCATTCATGCCGCGCGTGATGCTGGCTATGACTCCGCAACAATCCAGAACGTGTTTGACAATATCAGCGGCACTATTCGCAAAGCCCCACGTCCTGCAAAAAACAGAGATAGCGAACTAGACGCGCTATTTGCGGAACTGGACGGCATGGATTTGGGCGTCGGTGCTGATGTGCCGATGATTGCGGATCAAGCGGTGAATTACGACCCCGTAACCGTTCAAGCCATTTTCGACCCCGCCAACATTCGCAGCAAGTTCGCAGCCTTCGACCCCGCCAAGCGTAAAAGTGCAAACTTGCTTGCGGGCATCGGTGGCGCTGGTATCGCCGTTCCGTTGACAATCGGTCAAATGTCGCAACAGCGGCAGGGGGGCGGCATATGACGGCCCGCCTTATCCCGCCGCGCATTGCGCTTGTGGACGCACGGACGGGCATGATAGCGCGCGAGTGGTATCTGTATTTTCTGGCGCTCAATAGCGACGTTGACACAAGCGACGGGAACGCAATCGGCTTTGCGCCAACATCGCCGCCGGTTGACATTGAAACTGTGGTACAAGTCGCGGGCAACCTGTCGCCGGGTGTTGTGCCCATCGACGTGGCGGCGGCGGTACAGGATGCGTTGTCGCTTGCCCCGCCTTCGGTTCCTGCCGTAGCGGCGGCGTCGGGTAGTTCGACGCCAAATGGCACGGCCACGGTAACTGTCGCGGGCTTGCCTTCGGGTTCAATCGAGTGGACGGAAACGATCGCGGCGGCTGGGTTAACGGCGGGTTCGCTGGTGTTTGTGCAGCTTGCGCCGCCTAACGATACGCTGGAAAACGACCCCGAAATGCTGGATATTGCGGCAATGGCGGCGGCTTGCACGGCTGACAACACGATTACGGTAACAATGGCGTTTGCGACGCCGACGAGCGGGCCTATCCCGCTGCTTTATGGGGTGATGTAACATGGCGAAACTATCCCGCGACCTTACCGCAGGCACGCTACACCCCCGCGAAGATTTGTTTCTGACGGGAACTCTCGCGGCGGTTAACGCCACCGTCACGCTAAACACAGACGGCAGTTCATCGCTTACGCTGGATATGCGCGGCACGTCAGTCCAGACGATTACGGTAGAGGGCACCGTTGACGGCACCAACTGGACTGTTATCCCGATGCGGGAAATCAACCAAGCCGCAATCAGCTATTCGGTTTCCATTGATTATCCGGCAGGCGGCGGCATCTGGTCGGGTTCGTGTGCAATTTTCAGTCAAGCGCGCGTGCGTTGCACGGCGTTTACCAGCGGCAGCGTTGACGCAACGCTTTCGGCTTCGACGGCCCCGCGTGACGATATGCTGCAAGGCATGGTGACGCCCGCTATTGTAACCGTGACGGCGGCGGCGGGTGCGATTGCCACGCTTACCATTCCCAGCCCAGGCGCGGGCTTGCGTAACTACATCACATATATCAGTATCAACCGCTTTGCATCGGCGCTCTTGGTGGCGGCGGCGGCTCCCGTGCTGGTGACGACAACTAATCTACCGGGCACGCTGGTTTTCTCGTTCCCCGCAGATGCGGCGGCACAAGGCACGCTATTCCCGTTGCGTGAGGACTTCGCCTATCCGCTGGCTTCGTCGGCGCTAGCCACAGCAACGACGATTGTAGGGCCAGCCACGGCTAACGTCATCTGGCGCATTACCGCTGGCTACTATGTCGCGCCATAAGGAGGCACCATGACCATTACCGTAAGCAATATCATCCCCTCGCAAGCGGCTGTCGCGGCGCAGACAACCTATTTCACGACGCCGGTCGCGACGCGCATTATCATTGACAAGCTGACCGCGACCAACACGGCGGGCGCGGCGGCGACGGTATCGCTTAACCTTGTCAACAGCGCTGGCACGGCGGCGGCTGATAACCTTATCACGTCCAACCAATCCATCGCAGCGGGCGCGGTTTACCAGTTTCCCGAGGCTATCGGGCATGTTCTGGAGGCGGGGCAGTTTATCAGCATCAACGCGAGCGCGACGACCGTAACGCTGCGGGCAAGCGGGCGGGTAGTTGTATGAGGTTGCACTTTACGCCTGATTACGTTACGCTTGCTCCTAGCGTCGGTAACATGGCGCGCACGCCGCTTTTGGAGGCTTCGGCCCCTCTCGATCTTACCGAGGTCGCTGGCGTGTATTTGACACCGGACAACATTAGCGCGCAGGTTGACGCACTAGCAAGCGCCATGCACGCAATGCCGGAAGCGCAAGTGCATATCGAACCGCGCCACATCTTTAGCGATGGCCTGTATGGGCGCGAGGTGCGGCTTCCGGCTGGTACTGTTGCCGTAGGGCATCGGCACAAGCAAGCGCATATCTGCATCATTTCTGAAGGGCGTTGCCTTGTGGTGGCTGAGGAAGGCACGCAGGAAGTCGAAGCGCCCGCGACGTTCGTTGTGCCTGTAGGGCGGCGTAATTGCGTCCACGCCATCACGGATACGGTATGGACTACGGTTCACGCCGTTCCGAACGATACGCGCGACGTGGAAGCGATTGAGGCGCTGCTAGTCGATAAAACCGCGCTGATTGGTGGTGACGTATGAGCTTTATCGCGGTCGCAATCGGCGGCTCGGCTATTGTCGGCGGCATCGCTAGCATTGCGGGCAACAACAAAGCCGCCAAGGCGCAACAGCAGGCGCTAACGCAATCGGATGCTTTGGAACGCGAGCAGATCGCGGAAGCGCGCCGCCAATATGACTTGCAGCGCAGCGATCTTGCGCCCTATCGTGAAGCTGGCGGCGTTGCGCTGGGGCAGATTGGGCGCGGCACGGCTGACGGTGGCGAGTTTAACCACAAATTCACGATGGCTGATTTTCAGGCTGACCCCGGCGCAGAGTTCCGCCGCTCGGAAGGTTTGCGCGGGCTTGAAGCGAGTGCTGCGGCACGCGGGGGTGCATTGAGCGGGGGAGCCATCCGTGGGGCTACACGACTTGCTAGCGACCTCGCAAGCCAAGAGTTTGGCAACGCATTCAGCCGATACCAGAGCGACCTAGGCAACCGCTACAACCGGCTTGCGGGTGTTGCTGGCGTCGGACAGACTGCGGTGAACAGCGGCAATCAGGCGTCGCAAAACTTTACGGCTAACCAAGCCAATTCGACAAATAACATGGTGAACAACGCGCAATCTCTCGGCAACGTACGGGCTTCGCAGTATGGCGGCAACGCGGGGGCAATCACTAGCGCGGCTAATACGATTGGCGGGCTTGCCGGTGGCTTCCGCACTCCGTCGCTTTCCAGTTTCGGCAACTGGGGTGAGTTCTAATGGCTATTGACCCGACCATCTACCGCCGTTCGTATGAAGCCGCAGCGGGGCCTGCAATCGACCCTATGGCTATGCGTCGGCAGCAGGTTGTTGAGGAAGCCGCAGCGGCAGACCGTGACTATCGCGCGGCACGGCTACAGGGAGAGCAAGCCAAGCTCGAGGCCGCGAACCGCAAGCAAGCAACGCTAGGCCAGATTGGCGGCATGGCTGCGGCTGGCGATGGTGCGGGAGCACGTCGCACGGCACTAGAGGCCGGTGAGTTTGACATTATCGACAAGCTCGATAGCATGGACGATAGCCAGCGCAAGCGCACGCTTGAGGTTACGCGCTCCATTGCACCGGTCATCGCATCACTCAAGCAACTGCCGCCCGCCATGCGTATGCAAGCGGCATCGTCTGTGCTTGTGGAGCGCGGCCTAACGCCTGAACAGATTGCGGGGCTTGACCTTAGCGATGCGGGTATCGACGCCAAGATTGGCGAGGCCATGACGATTACGGAATATTTCGCACAGCAGAAAGACAACCGAGACTTTG